CTTTTTCTGTTTTTGATAATTTATTAAAATGTCTATCTGGTCTATTCATGCAAAAGCCACGATAGCCTCTGTTTTTAAAATGATACAGCAATCTCGGTTTATTGTTTTCAATTAAAATAGGCATACTATAAAACACGCAAGCCATTAAAACTTCTTCAAAGAATATTTCTGCTGTCTGTGGTCTTGCTACATATTCTAGAAAAAATTCGTTGCTTGGCGCTTGATCCATATTATATTTAGTCAACCCATGTAAAGCACCGTTAGAGCCTCTACCTCCTACAGTTCCCGATATGTCATAGCTATCACAACCAAACGCACCTATGTGCTCATTGTTAGGATAATAAATTCCATTTCTACTTTGTGACTTATTTGTTAACTGTTTGTTTGGTGTCCAGGACACTTGAAAGCGTCCGTTTCTATCGGGTGTCCATATAACTTCGGTATCTTTTACACCATCTTTCCAATAAAACTTTCCTCGTGTTACGTGTTGTTTAATTATTAGTGAATCGTTAAAATCAATTTGTTGATATATCTTAGTAAGATTAAATAAGCTACCTTTACTCTCATCACGAAAGGCATGAGATTCTGTACGTGGGAACTGCCGATAAAACTCGTTTAATGCATCTGGGTCTTTTTTTAAAGACTCTACTTCAGCCTCCCAATAATTTATAGCTCCGTTATAAATATATTCATCGTCCACACCTAGGATAGGATTTGATGGAGTATAAAAAACAGGCATACCAAACTTATCTATAAACCCTTCCATGTTCCACTCCATAGGTATAAACAAAGAGTACATCCCACTTTTAGTTTGACCATTTGCATTTCTAGTAGATAGGTTGGAGTCTTCATATAATTTTTTAAAATTTTCTCCACCTTTACTTAATGCATTCGAGGTTGAGCCCATCATACATTTACCTATAATCTTACTTCCTAGCCTTAAACAAGTTTTAGTTACCCTCCAATTATTTAATATATTATTAGGCTTTATCCATTTACCACTTTCATCGTGCACAAGTAGAAGAAGTTTTTCTCCGTCATATGAATTCTCGTCAGTATTTTTCCAATCTACAGTAGTATCTAGACCATAG